CTACTAAAAGAAACGGAATATTTGAGTCCTTCATGTCTTGATAAATCGGTGTGATAATCTTGATTTTCATGTCGTGTCTCCTTAATCAAGGGAACAGTATAACCAATGTTGGCATGGGTGTCAAGCGTTACCAATCGTAACTTGGAAGCTCTGGATGATAGAATCCATCAGCATCAAAACGAATTATAGTGCAGTTCTTTTCCTTCGCTAACTCGAAAACTTCATATAAATCTTTCGGTAGTGATGGTGGTAGGTCTTCATCTACCCAGAAAAATGCTCCTTCTGCATATTCTCCTAACTTATAGATGGAATTCGAATTAAGAGTAGATTCAGTAATATGCCGAGTGGAAACGTCCAAATAATTTAATACACCGTACATTTCGTTCTCCTATTTGAAGTGGGTAGTTTACTAGAATGTTGAGGTGCTGTCAAGCGGTATTTTCTACCACTCTAACAAAATCCCAAAGAGAGCATCTGTCCTCAACATCAGCAAATTCTTCTGCTTCTGTTTCCGTTTCAAATTCTTTGCGAAAAGAAACAAATTCTTCATTGTAATCATTGGTTCCGCATTCGACAACCCATCTAGTCATATTTTTCTCCGTTGATTGTGTGGAGATTATAACAGGTTTGATGAAGGTGTCAACAACTTTTTTTCAGAAACGAAAAATTATAAAAATAAAATATCCTAACGGATGTCAAGCCAAGTCATAAAAAATGTCCTTCCCAATCAGGGCAAAAAATGATTGGGAATGGGTACACAATAGAAGCAAAGAAGGAATAAGAAGAAAAATGAATTCTTAATCTCCATTAAAAAATTTATGTTGGCCTATATCAACAACATGAATCATATTTTTACTCCAATGAGGTTTTTTAATATAATTTGCATAGTAAAATTGCGATTTATCCAAATTAGTAACTCTTACTCCGCGAGTGAATAGCATGGCTGAATGCTTTGCGCGTTCCCATTGTTTTTCGTTCTTTGGTGTGGCATTTCTAATTTTTTTAGAATTTGTCCATGAAAATTGCTTTGGCGAATATACTACATCACAAAAATTATCTCCCCAACGACCAGAAAGAACTCTATTGTATGTGACATTCGCAACTCCTATTTGTCCAATTAAAGGTTCGTGTTGGGTTTCCCAATAAATATTTCGACTTAAACAATCAAACTCATGATTAGAAAGATTTAGACGAACGCCAGTATTATATAACTGAGAATACTTCGTCTTTGGAGCTTTAATATTCTGTTTATAAACTGTGTCTGGTTTTTCTAGTGTTACATCTACTGTTCCCTTAGAATCTCTATACATGTGATCCAATTTAGAAGAAATAACATAAGCAGAAAGAACAGCAGAAACTCCAAGAAGTGCAATATGTCCAGCATCAGCACGATCCCAAAGTTTTTTGGAACTTTGCTTTACTGAATTTTTAATAATATCTGTATCAATTGTGATTTTCATATAAATCCTTTCAATGTTGAATTGAAGAGTAGTATAACAGAATATATCTTCAATGTCAAGCAAAAAATAGGAATCCATTGGATTCCTATTTAATTAAAAAGAAAATTTCTGTTTAATATAAGACTTTTAGAAAAAGATCATAATACCAACGATGATTAGAAATCCTGTCATTACCAAATACGGTTCATATTTTAACATAATTTAATTACTCAAAAAATTATTACAATTGCATTTTTTCCTGCCTTGATTACAATCTTCATCACAACAGGAAAATTTTGTAAAACGATTTCTCAAAAATACCGAGAATACAATACAAAATAGGAATAATATTGTTTCTAACATATTACGAATACAAGAGCCATTATAGTAATAAGTATTCCCAGCGAAGTGAAATATACTATTTCGTTTGCGTACTTATTCACTTTGGGTATACAGAAAAAGTGGTTGCATATTCCTTCAAACAAACGGAACGACGAGTTAGCTTTGAACGCTTATCCAAAGGATTAGAACGAGGACCACGGAAACGAATACGATAAGGAGTATCGAGTTCGTGCATATACTGCCGCACTTCATCAAGTTTTTCAATAGGAACATTTTTGATAATAGACTGTTCATTCTTGGGGGATACAAACTTCAAAAAATTCATTTTATTTCTCCAATAAGTCAAATTACAAAACAATTATAACACAAAAAATCAATTTGTCAAGGGTTCTGAACGAATTTTTTCATATAGGCATGAACTTTATTTTCGTTTCCCCAACAATTAGAAGGAATTTCCCAATGAACATACATACAAATGTCTTTTAGATATGTTAAATTCATAACATCTGCCCTAGATACAGCACCAAACAGATCATTACAAAGAACCGACATAAGAAAACTTCCCGGTTCCAATCCATGTTCAACATATCTATTCAGAGCTTCTAATGTATGTTGAGGAATATTACTCATTTCAAATCTCCATTATTTAATATAAATCAATATCACAATTGATAACACCAGCAACATTATGTACTGGATCATTTATCATAGCATATGCTTCAGTAGAAGCAAATACTTTGCTATTTGGATTAGCAATTTTTTTTAATGGTTGTGGAACAAACGAACAATTAGTTAAAGGTGATCGCTCCCAATTAGCACAACTGGAGAGAAAAAAAATAACTGAGAGCGATACTATTTTTATGGACAAATGTTTACTGATCTAGCATTTCCATTTTGGTCAAAAACGGTTTGAATAGAGCAACGACCAGAGCCTTGATAACCATATCCACCCTGTTGTGGATAACCAGCACCACCGCCACCACCATTAACATAGATTGGTGCTTGTTGTTGAACAACAACAGGATCGGGACGAGACATTGCATTTACCAACCCACCAACTAGAGTTACCCCCATTTGAGCAGCACCCATCCCAAGTGGACTGGAATACCAATTTGTAGAACCATATTGCTGATTCATAGTATATTGTTGATTATAAGGTCCATAAGGTTGTGCTTCGGCATTAAAGGCGGAAACGAACAAAGCAACAATGATGACAGATTTAAGTTTCATTTTATTTCTCCAATGAATTTATCCAACGTGTGTAGTATACTCTGTTCAAATCCAAATGTCAATGCTTTCTGAAATATCCACGAAGACGCTCACACTCATAATTACAGACTTCGCGTTCTTCTACAACTATTCGTTCTCTTTGTGGAGCCTGTTCTTGATTATTGATAATGATAGGTGGAGATTGTTGGATCACAGTATTATAATTAAAACTTGGTGCTTGAATTCCCCATCCGTATCCCATTGCTCCCATCATTCCATAAGGATAACCGTATCCATAACCATATCCGGGTCCGTAGGGACCGTATGGACCCCAAGCAAATGCAGAGGATGACATTAGTAGGATGATTGTGCAGAGTAAAGTCTTCATGGTATTATTTATTAAAATTACTTAGTAATGTACAAAAAAAGAATCATAACAAAGACAAAAAAGATTACTTTTGTTACAGAAGGATCTTCTTTTTCAATTCGATTACTCATATCATATTCCTCATAAAATTGTTCAGAACTTTGGTAGTTCGTTTGTGGAGATTCTGGTCTATTCATATATTCATGGAGTTTATCAATTTGATGTTTTGCCGTAACATAGGAAGGAAAAGGACCGGGGTTTATCGCTCCAGCAGTAGTCCATTCTGGAAAATTATTGATAAACCATTGATTGTCTGGAGTTTGCTGGATTATATACCCACGGTATACTTTTGTCAACATTTTATTTACTCAGTAAATTATAAATTAAATAAAAGATCACATCAATTAGAGTACAGTTGTTCGCCCCTTTCGAGATTAACTTCCCAGATTTCCTTTTGTAGTTCATAGTCAGAATCGATACAATATTCAATGATAGACTTACAAGCATCCTTAAAGGATATACCAGTTTCAGAAGGAACGATTGTGGAATGGGTTTCGTCAAGAATTACATAATACATATTTTATTTACCTTTTATTTGAACAAAGACTTATTATACAGCAACACTAGACAAAAGTCAAGCGATTCGGAATTCCAAAAAAGAACAAGGAGATTCTATTATGAAAAAAAAGGAATTCCGAATCGGAAACAAGTTAAAACTCTGCTAGAGGATTGTATGATCCGTCTAGTCCAAATCCAGACGATTCAAAAGAATATTCTTCGCTATAATCATTGTCATAGTTATCTATATTAAAACGATCAAAATCAAATTCCTTTTCATAAGAATCAAATTCATAATCATCGGGGTTCATTTTTTTCTCCTATTCAATTAAACGACATGGATATTATACAACATTTTTATCAAATGTCAATCAAATTCTTCTTCGGTTTCTTCCCAATATTCCATTTCTTCGACAATATTAAATTGTTCTTCAATATCTTCGGGAATATTTTCTTTTGCCCATTCAGAATTTCCATCAATTTTATAAAAGTGATCTCCATAGGCATCAAATTTGCCGCAGAATGCACATCCCGGTTCATAGTAATATGCGATAACTTCAAATCCATATTCTTCTTGAAGAGTTTCGTATAGTTCTGATGGTGGTGTCCATGCAGAATCAAATGAAACTTCAAATGTATTTGGATCAGTCTGTTCATTAACATCTTCGTTACCAACATCCCACTTGGTTCCCCAATTATTTACATTCCATGAATACCAATCTTCTTCATCTTCGGGTTGAGGAACAAATTCACTACAAAATTGACCTCGCTTGAATGCTTCGATTGCTCTAGTAATCATAGCAGGATCGCTATGGGTTAGTGTCAAAAGATTATCACAATAATTAGGCATAATTTACTCCAAGTTTAATCTCTACAAAACAAATCAACATTCAATTCAAATGCTTCGTCTGGAACATTAACATTATCATAAGTGAATTCATCTGTATACACAATTTTCCTAGCGTTTTCTTTAAGCCATGAAATTATAAAATGATTATATTCATCTTTAGACTTTTTGTAAAATGGTTCGGCAATTCGTTCAAGTCTTCCTTTTTCAGCTTCTATATTTTCACTATTAGTTGGTTCGCCCCATTGTTTTAGGGAAGCGTATGCTATCAGAGTCAAAACATTGTCCTTTCTTTCAAGGACGGATTTCTTTATCATAATATTAAACCTTTGTTGAGGGATCAAATTTCTTATTCTTTCTGGAATAAGCCTTTTTAGATTCGTATGGAATACTTTTATTGAACTTAACCGCAAACTTGGCAACCGGATTGCTCGGAGTAGGAATATTGCTTGGCTTTTTCTTCATCTTGTATATCTCTATCAGAAATAATTGAATAGATTGCTAAAATAGATATTGCCGCAACCAACTTAATGTTGAACATATTATACTCCTATCAATGAAAAAGTCAATGTGGTTTTACTTGCTCAAAAATTTCTTTATAAATTTCAATCCTTTCTGAAGGAGTGATTTTTGTTTGTTCCATTCTTTTAAAGATAATTTCAAAAATTTCACGAATGCTCTTGTTCTGAGCATTTGGGACAAAATAATTTGTAGAATTTATTTTAATAAAAATAACTGACCTCCTTAAATCGGCATGAATATCATATCATGACTATGACTAAACATCAAGAGTTTTGGGTTGAATTTTTTTCCAGTTCATCGATATATTTTTTAATCAATTCTTTTTCTATCCTAGACTTTTCTCTATCGGATGCGATCCTTTGGTTTTCTTCTTCCAAGACTGCTTTCAATCCTTTTTCTGATATTAGACTGGCATATTCATCGAAACTTTTCATTTTAATTCTCCATAAGATTTTGTGGAACCAATAATATATCGATTCCACAATCAAATTATTTATAAATTAAAAATTCGGAAATTGTTTTTCTTCTTCTTTATATTCAGATTCGACAACATTTCCATCATCATCAAGATTTAGAGCATTTGCGTCAATCTTAGTATATAGATCAACAAATGCTTCTTTAGTATGCGATTCAAACCTAGAAACACATAGATTGATTGCTTTCAGTTTATCGCCAAAAATAACATGAGCTTCGCAAATATGAACTAAGCGACGAGTAGAAATGATTTCATCAATTCCCCCATTCTCATAGGTTTTACGAATAACTCTTGCCCATTTAACAAGTTTATCGACAAAATCTTCATCTTGTGAATGATGTTTAAGAATTTTTGTTTCGACTTTATCAGAAGGAAATTCCTGCTCAAGAGTAATAGGAAACCGTTCTAGGAACGCGGAATCAAGAATTTGAGATAAGTATTTTCCTGATTCATCACCATAACCCTTTGAATTTGCAGTAGTAATAATATTAAATCCTTCTTTGGCTTTAATAAATTCTCCGGTTTTGGGATTATAGAATCCTCGACCTTCAAGAATACCATTCAAAATAAGAATATTATTAGCATTAGAACGGTCAATTTCATCCAGAAGAAGGACATAGCCATTACGGAGACAAGTAATAACTGGACCTTCAGAATAAGTAATATTCCCATCCACAAGAGTCGGACCACCGATCAAATCGGTTTGATCCGTTTCGATGGAAAAGTTTACACGAATACATTCACGTTTGAGTTCAGCACAAACTTGTTCCACCAAAAAAGTCTTACCAATACCAGAAGGACCGGAGATAAAAATAGGATAGAATCGTTTGGACTTAATAATATTCTTTAGATCGTTATAAAATCCGTACTTCTCAAAATTAGGATCGCGTTCTGGAACAAGATATTCGGAACGAACAGGTTCGATGGTTGGCTTTTTCATGGGTACAACATTTTCAATAATTGCTGGGTTTTTATTTGAAGGCACTTTAAACATTCCTCTACTGATTTTAAAAGGTTCTTTGGTAAGCCAAAGAGGATATCCTACATCATTTTCGTTTTGGATGTCAAGTATTTCTTGACGAGAAATCGTATAGTTTGATCCAAACTTTGCCTCAATTAAGTTGATGAAATGCTGTTGTGAACGTGTAAACATATTATACATCTCAAAAAAGAAAGAGAACACAGTTTACACCAAATTTTTTGGCTTGTCAAGCACAATTTACATAAATACTTTAATTAAATTTTATTGAGAAAAACAATGTTGACATTTAAACAATACATTCAAGAAATGCCTCAAGCACTAGGATCAATTTCTGCTAATCTAGCCGATGACAATTTTAATTCTCAAATGTATGGATATTACTCCAAGCAAAAACATATAGGTGATATTGGAGACGTTTCCGTTCATCGTAATAAGGATGGTAAGGAAACTAGGTTTTCTGTGTTAGATCATAAAAATAAAAGAGTGGGATTTTCCACAACTGTGGAACGTAGATCAAAAAATAAAAATATTCCGTTTTCTCATCACACACAAACTTATGTAAATAAAGATCCTAAAACCGATCTAAGAAAAGGTTTCGGTGCTAATTTTGTATACGACCATCTAATACACAATCAAAAAGTTCCTCTGGTATCGGATGAAAGACAATATGCTGGTGGACATAAAATGTGGCATCATCTAATAAATAAATCATTTGAACATGGTCATCACGCATATCTAATAGATAATGGAAAATTGACTAAAATAACTCCAGAAAATAAAGAAGAAATGATGTCTTCTAGTTATGGACCCGAATCATCATTTAAAAGCAAAAGATATGCAATATCTAAAACGCCTTTAGAATAATTATATTATTGATGCTAGTAAAGCAAAAAATCCAAAAGTAGCAATAGCCAAAACGAAACAAACAATAAACATTTCAAAAATGTTTGCTGCAATTTCTCCTCTGAAAAGTTTATCCAAGAAACCAATTAGAGGAGGAATAACAAATATCAAAATTCCAATATTTAAAAATATTGTTAATATAACTACTACAATTACAGTGAGTAGTTCTATCATGTTTTTTTATGGAACATTTGCAAATTAACTGTTTCACTTGGCCCATATTTTGTTGTTGTAATAATTCCATCGTATCCGTCTTTAGCTATTGCTTTGGATAAATGATGACGTTTTTTGTTATTATATGCTGCGGATAATTTCTTTTTCCATCCAACAGTGGGATCATTTTCATCTGATTTTATTACCAATGGATTTTTGAAATGAATAGTACCAGTTTCATATTTTTCCGACTGTTCTTTTGCTAAATGATGTTCTTCTGATTCTATGGGAGAAACATATTGACCATGTGGTTCTATATCCTGCCCGTAGGTTGCGCCAAAATTAGGTGCTTTTTCTTTATTCCTTATATAAGATACTGATGTTGGAGTACCAGTAGATAATTTATTACCTTTATAAATGGTATCTACTTCATCACCTTTATATTTTTCTTCTAATATAAATTCTTTAAAGGTTTTCATACTACCCTCTTTAACTGTCGTATTGATATAGTCATATTGACTTTTCTGTAATTTCGTCCTTTTTCTTATGAAAAGTTCCTTTATTTCCTGTAGAGGACTTAATCTGGTTGGGTGTAAATGCGCTAATAATTTTAGTTCCATTTTGATTATCGGTAATAACCCCATCGTGACCAGTTACTTTTTTGAACGAATTTAAAAAATGTTCAGGATGTTTCTTATAAAAATCATTACTCATACTATTCATTGCATGATACGCGGGTATACTAGAATACGAATCAACGGCACTTTTTAAAACTCTGTGATACCCTTCGCTTGGTATATGTCCCCAATTATCGCCCAAAGTTTCTTCATGATTTGGAGCACTCTGAATCAATTTTATAATATGTGCTCTAGTTAAAGGTTTTTCGCTATTTACATCAATAGGTTTTTTAACTGATACATATGCTGGAATTACGTTAGGCGTTTTTTCTGCTTTCCCGGTATATTCGTAGTCAGAAGATGCTGTAGAATAATGGCTTGCTAACTCTGGATTATTAGTTAAATAAAACCCAGACCCTTGCTGATCTGTACCTTTTCCGGTATATGATGTATCAAATTTTGGAATATTCGATGAAGTACCATGATACAACACTTGTGGACGACCATGTTCATCAACATTTTTACTTTTACCAAACCAACGATGAAAGGCACGAATACCATCCTCTGTTGGATGAATAGGATTCCCTTCAGAATTATTTCTATGTCGCAACACTCCGTCTACATCTATCATAGGATGTTCGGATTCTTTTATAAATTCTTTGAATGTTTTCATTTGATTTTAGGAAGTGCTTTTTGAATTCTGGAATTGCGTCTGTTAATTCTAGCATTTTCTCTGCTAAATTCGTCATTGGACATATCTTTTGATTTTCTCATCATATTCAAAGTGTCTTTGAGATTTTTATCAGATGCCTTATTGACGTAGGAAGACAACCATTTTTTGTCTTCGGAAAGAATTCGTTTTAGTCTTTGTAATTTCATGATTGTTAAGCAGTAAATATAAGTATTTATGCTTTTTAGAAAATTTACATCAACTGAGTACATACTTAGTGTTACACGAAAAAAATAAAAAGTCAAGTCTTTTTTGTGTTTGACAAAGGAAAAAAATTGGTATACAATGCCCATCGTCACTCAACTTTAAGAGAAAACAAATGAAACTTACCGAATCAAAATCCAATCTTGCTCGTTTGTTTGCCGAAGAAAATTTAATAGTCGAACAAAGAGAAGTTCCTACAGCATATTTTGATGGAGAATCTCGTCTTCTTGTTGTTCCTACATTAAAAGAAACCTTATCTAACGATGTTATGGATTTGGTTATTTCTCACGAAACAGCCCATGCTTTATGGACCGATCAGTGTTTATGGACACATGCACTTCAAGAACTAAAAATCAGCCGAGGAATTCTTAATGTAATTGAAGACAATCGTATTGAGAGATTGATTAAGCAGAAATATCCCGGTTTACGTGTCAACTATTCCCGTGGATACCGAGAATTGATGAGCATGGATTTCTTTGGTCTATCTGAACTTGATATCGAAGGACTCAATTTGATTGATAAGATCAACCTTCAATCGAAAGTAGGCTTTATTCAAGGAATTGAATTCTCTGAAGAAGAACAAGTCTTTATGGATAAGACCGAAAAGACTAAAACTTTTGATGATGTTATTAAACTCTCAAAAGAAATTCAAGATTATATTAAAGAAAAGTTTGAAGAAGAAAGACAGAACCTTGGGGAATCTGAAGAAACTTTTGAACAAGATGGATCTTCCTCCGAAGAATCTGAATCAGAAGATATGGATGGATTTGAATTTGGTGGTGCAACTGTTACCGTTTCACAACAGGATTCTGATGACGAATCGGATGAAGATTCTGATGAATTGGGATATAAAGGAGTATTACCTACTCTTGAGGAAATGCTTGAATCTAAAACTGATGAAGCATCACAAATCAAGATCAAGGCATTGTATTCCGATTCACACAAACAATCTGTTTACGTGGATGTTCCAGATATTAAACTGACAGATTACATTATTGATTATCGTTTGATTTATGAAAGATTGTATGCTGATGTTCCGGAACGTTTTGTAGGTAAAAATCATTATAATAACTTCAAGAAAACTAATTATGATGTTATTAGTTATTTGGTAAAAGAATTTCTTTTGAAGAAGAATGCTGAAGGTCGGAAGAAAGCTAAGATTTCCAAAACTGGTGATATTAATCTCTCAAAGATTTATGCTTATAAAATCACCGATGATGTATTCAAAAGAAGCACCATTGTTCCTAAGAGTCAATCACATGGATTGGTTTTCTTTCTTGATTGGTCTGGTTCTATGGTCGATTATATGGAAGATACTATTAAACAAATGATGTGTATGCTTTTGTTTTGTGAGAAATTGAATATCCCTTATGAAGTATATGCTTTTTCTTCACAAGCGGGGCATTATTTTGATAATATACAAGAAAAAGCATATAGTATGAATACTGCATTGTTGAATCCATTGAAATTGATGAATTTGTTTTCTTCAAGAATGAGCAAGAATGAGTTTATCAAGGCAACAAATTACCTCATGAGTATGGGTCGATTTGGATTCTTAGCAGAATCTAAAGATAAAGCGTATTATACAGAACAAAAAAGTATTCCTCAATGGTTTATGTTGGGTAATACTCCATTAAATCATACTATTCTTTTATCTGATAAAGTATTGTCGGCGTTTAAAGAACGGACTAGAGTTAATATTGTCAATGCTATATACCTTACTGATGGAGACTCTCATGGTATTAGGTATGTGACAAATTGTAGTGGATTTACTACAAGTAGTTGGTTGAGAGATAGTAGGTTTAAGACATATATTCGTTCCAAGACAAATAAAGTATCTAAATATCTCGACTTTACTCGTTCCACTGATGAACAGGAAACTAATCATTGTGTTTCTTTTATCAAGGAATGTTGCGACTTTAGGTTCTTTGGTTTTCGTTTGGTAAATCCTTATGAAATGAGAAGAAAGATGTATAACTATGCTAATGATTCTGTTTCAGCATTGAAGAAGTTTAATAAGGAAAATTGTTTCAAGAATGAGAAAACCACTTTTGATGAGTTTTATTTCGTCAAGGCTAATGCTATTAAAGAGAAAGATGAAATAATGCCTGATCTTGGCGAGAAAGAAACTGTTTCTAATATCACTAAGAAATTCCAAAAGGCAGTTTCTGCAAAAACTAATAACAGAGTATTCTTGCGGAAGTTTATAGAATTTATCAGCTAGGAGTAATATGATTAATCAAATCATTTTGGAAAAAACTATGTTTGTTATAACAATTATTATTTTGGGGGTGGGTTATTTTTTGTCTTGATATAGAAACACTCAATCAGAAGAGTGACGCAGTAGTTTTGTCTTTGGCAATTATTTATTTCGAAGAAACCGATAAATCTTCATATGAAGATCTTATGGACAAAACATTATTTGTTAAATTTTCCGCAAAGGAACAGATTGAAAAGTATAAAAGAACTTATTCCACAGAAACGATTAATTGGTGGAAGAAACAATGCGAAGTTGTGCGAAAGGTATCATTAGATCCTTCTCCAAAGGATGTAGAGCTTTCTCAAGGCATTATGCTTGTTAGAGATTATATTAAGAAATATTCTAGCGAGGAAGATATAGTATGGACTCGCGGGAGTTTGGATCAATTCTGTATAGATTCTGTTTGTCAAGAGTCTCTAAAATCTCCGGTATTATTTCATTATAATAGATACATGGATATGAGAACTGCAATTAATCTTTTAAAGAATACTTCCAAAAACGGTTATTGTGATATTCCTAACTTTAATAGGGAAAAAGTGTATAAGCACGATCCAAGGCACGATGTATGTCTAGACACTTATATGCTTTTGCATGGTGAATGATATTTTACTTGACAATTCGTTCAAGATTTAGTAGAATATGATTCTAATTTAAATGAGGTTTAATATGTGTAAATTTGTAGTTCTTTATGGTCAAAATTCTACTCCGGGTACTGCTGGGACTCGCTACGAAATTTTTGATGTAGTGACTTTCAATCCCAAGAAAGATATTCAAACTCAGATGCGAAAGTATGCTTTTCGTAAGTTTTATGAAAACGGCAAGAAAGCAAGTAGATTGCGGAAGGAAATCTTCTGCCGCAGAAGAAATATTATTCTTCACAATGGAAATCTTTTTGCAGAAAAGATTAAAATCTTTGATGATGAAATTACGAATAAATATTACGCATTTATTCCCAGAGAATGTTTTGATTGGTAATTGACTATGTGGATCATTATATTTTTTCTCTGTGTTTTTATTGGCATTATTAATAATAATCTTAAAGAGGAAATGGGAATTTTTCCTTATATTCAATGGTTGATTATTTGGATGCTTGTTTTTTATATGATATTCTCGTGGATATAAAAAGGAGACTTTTATGACCATCTATCTTGAAGATTTTAAAGAAATTGTAACTAATATTGAAAAATATCACAAGGAATCGGAAGAATATCTGCATTCTTTGAGAGAAGTTGATACTTCTTTGTGCGAGTTTATAAACGAAAATAAGTATACAAATTCGCTTTATTTCCAAAACCAATTCCTTCTGACCAAACTTCTTGGAGAAGATTTATACGGATGGCTCACTTGGTATTTGTACGAGCTTCCTTGTTTTTTTAATGATGGTAGTGTTCCGAATTGTTCAGTAGATGGTGTTGAATATAATGTAACAGATTTGCAATCTTTTATGGATTTTGCTCAACATGGATTAAAACTTCCAATGAAACCGAAACATGAGAATGAGTAATTGCGAATTCTATGGGCATTTATTTGACGCTATTATAGAATTGATTTATAGACTTGTAATTATTGCTGCTTGTGTAAAATTTATATTCTTCACATGAAAAAATATTATGTTTTAACTCCAATGAACGACGTTGAGTATATTGGAGAATTTCAAGAATTCAAAGAGGCATGGGATTTTTTAGAATATTCTTCTAATATAAGATATGTCTGGTTAGTTTCAGAGAATTCTATAAATAAATTATATACGTTGTTTGGTAATATATTGGAAAATAATAATGATAGGATACAAGAATTTGTCGGATAAAGAACTGAGGGATTTATTAGAAAGTAATGCGCTTGAAGAATATGAGAAGTTTGATATATTAAACGAATTGGTTCAAAGAGGAACAGTAGAATTTGTAAGAGAAGAATGGATTCATTAAAGATTATTGGAGTGCGAGGGAAAGAAGTCGCAAACCCTAATCGTCAAGGGGAAATACCATCCTATCAAAAGATTCGCTTAGAATTCTTGTTTTTGCGGGGCAAGATTAAATCGGAGGATAGGAGATCGTTGTTGATCTTAAACGCGAGACGATACTCCAATCCAAATTCACCATTATTGTACACAATACGGCAATGTGGAAGTCGTTAGGATTGGGGGCATCCCGGTTGAAGAAGCACATTTACGGAGTATGCTATGAAAGTTATTATTGCTGGTTCTAGGACTATTAGAGATTATGAATTAGTAAAACAAGCAATTAAAGAATCTGGATTTGAAATCACCGAAGTTGTTTGTGGAACAGCAAATGGCGTTGATTCTCTTGGAGAAAGATATGCCAAAGAAAACGGAATCAAATTATCATATTTTTACCCAGATTGGAAAGGACAAGGAAAACTTGCTGGACATAAAAGAAATGAGCAAATGGCTCATTATTCAGAAGCATTGGTAGCAATATGGGATGGAGATTCGCGGGGTACAAAACATATGATTGAATATGCAAACAAGAAAGGATTGAAAGTTTATGTTAAGGATTCTACAGAATATAATTTAAACCAATTCTTTGATATATGAAAACTTTTGAAAAAAATGAAATGCTAATTACAGCAACTTCTTTATTGAATCAAATAACCAAAGTTCTTGATACCGAAGGTATCGAATTGAATGGTGAACTCAGATATAAATTAAGTATATCCGAATTAAATCTTTATAAAATAGTAAAATTACTAGAAAATGATAAGTGAACTTTTTATAGACCAAGACGGAGTTTTATCAAACTTTCAAAAAAGATATAGTCAATTATACAAAGCAGCAGCAGAAGAAGATTATAATTCCTCCAATAAAAAACGCAAAGAATTGCATCAAAAAAGGTTTCATGACTTTATTGAAAATAAGCAATTTGCTGCTCTAGAACCCATGTCCGATTTTAAAGAGGGTTTGGAATATCTAAAAAGAATACATAAAGATTATAATATTCCTATTTGTATTCTTACATCAACTGCAAAAGAAGAATACTTAAATGAATTATCAATACAAAAAAAACTATGGTTGAAGAACTACAATGTTCCTTTTCATCCGGTATTTGTTCCGGGTAAAAGATATAAGCATTATTATTCAAAACCGGGAAGAGTTTTGGTTGATGACACAGAATCTACTATTACTAATTGGAATAGTATGGGCGGAACTGGGGTTCATCATATCTCATGGGAAGATACTATTAAAAGAATAAATAGTCTATTATAAATCCAATCAAGCGCCGATTGGGAACTAGGTTCCGGATCATCCTAGACTTCCAACGAAAATCCGATCAATTTCTAGGAGTTATATGAATAATCTATACAGTATTTTTTCTTTTATATTATATTTTGGAAAGGTATTAACTGAATCTCTTTTATTAATAATACTATTTGGTTGTTTGTTTTGGTATTTTTCGTGAATCAAATAATCATTGCTTCTGGAGCATTGCAGTTGGCTCTAATTCTATTGTTTATATATCTAATTGATTCTTTTTTCGACACTTTTCCTACCAGAGAATACTTGACATTCTTTGCATCTGTTGTTACAATGATCTGCGGAGATTTTTTTATATGGTTTTATATTAAATTGATGGTAAAATATAATGAAAACTTGTGAATGGCATGATAAGATATCGGAGTCATATTTTTGTGATGTGAATGGAAAAATTTTAGGATCAATTACCAGAATGTTTGGTGATATCTATATGGCACGATATAATAATATGGTATTAGGAAAATATATATCGCTTACTGCTGCTAAAAATGCAGTTGAAGCAGAATATCAATGTAATTATGTTTGACAGGAATTAATATGGAAGAAGATAAATGGTTAACTAATATTGTGATTTGTGCGATATTTGCTATTGTTATTTTTGCTTCATATCGTGCTGGTCAAGTCAATGCTGTCAATAAAGTAATCAATCTTATTGAAACAGAACATAGAGTCTCTTCTGATAATATATCTTTAGATTCTTTAAAAATTGATGTGGAAAAAATTGTTCGTTAATATCAACTAGAGGTAAACATGGGTCTTCTTAAATCTATCGCACTCGATATCGAAAATTTAATTCATAGTGGATATTCTGATAAAGAGATATCTTTAGCTACGAGTGTAGAACAGAATAATATCCAGTATATTATTAATTTTCTTAGAAATGAAATAGAAAAAGAATCTAAGACAAAAATCTCTAAAATAAATAATAGGGACAGATAACAATTGGAGAAAACGCAATGGACATTCATATCGATTTAGAAGCGGTAAAGTTTTTTGTAGTGCTAGTAATTGCTGGATCATTGTATGGTTATTATGTATATCGACAGGGAATTAAAATTGGTTGGGATGATGCCATGTATACCCTTGAAAATGAAGGGTTAATTGAAATTGACGATGATGGTAGAATCAATAGAGTCTCTGACACGCAATTTAGAAAATTCCAACAAGAAATTGGAGAATTTGAATAATCTTTAAAAATATAATTTCCATGATTATATGTTGCTGTAAAAATATTAATGAGTCAACTCTTAAAAAACTTATTAAATGTAATAAAGTCAATTCAATTAAAGATTTTCGCAAATTAAATGATTGTTCTGGGTGTGGGAAATGTTATCAATATGCACAACAAGTAATTAAAAATGAGCAAAATATATACCAGACAAATTGAGTATGATGAAAAAACAGATGAATATATTATTGAACTTCCTGATGAAATTTGCAAAGAATTGGATATACATCCCGGTGATATATTAGTTTATGAAGAAATCGAAGATAAGATTGTTTTGAGAAAACGGTTGGAGTATTAGGAGTTATATTATGCCAAAATATATTGTGACTGCAATTTCGCAGTTTCGAATGAACTACGTTGTGGAATGTAAGAATGAAGAACACGCTTTAGATTCTGTTTCTATGGAAGAGGTTCAACAGGAATTTTCTCAATTACATCTTGGGGAAACTATTATCTCTTCCAGAGAAATTTCAGATCAAGAATATCTAGAGTTGTTTGATAAAGAAAACTCATATTTAAATTCTTGGTCCGACAAACAAAAGTTTCAATTTGTTCATAAGGTTGATTATCCAGAAGATTGGGAATTTTCATGAGTTACGATGACATACAAAACGCATTAATAATCTCCGAATTAGCTCAAGAAATAGAAAAATCAGATTTTATTGATTGGGGAGATTTAGCAATATCAGAATCCGCCGCTTATGAGTTAGTTGCGAATCAGGTATATGAACAATACAAAGCAACAGAGAATATTAAAGGGGAAAGGTTAGTATTGCTTGCAACAATAACTAAACTAGCGGTAGAGAATTTTGTTCTTAACCTCAAGCTATTAAAACAAAATAGAGGTTGATTATTCTTATCTACAAAAGTAGGTTTTATTATGGAAAAACATTTAATAGATAAAGTATCGCAATTTACTTTAGAACAGATTTATGATGAATTATATAATATCAAGCGCGATCTTGATTGGTTAGATGATTCAATTTCTCTTACTAAATCACAAAGAGAAATTTATAATGATATCAATACAAGAGTAAAAAAACTTCTTGGCTGTCGTTGACTTTCTCCCCAAAAGGGTGTAAACTATCTTTGTAATTAATCTCAAGGTGAATAAATGTCAAAAATACAAACAAAATTAAATTCTGCCACAGATGGTATGGAAAATATTTATAATCTATTCTTTGAAGTTGCAGATTCTTCTCTCCCAGATCATGTAGATGTTAGATTCTATTCAACACTATCTTCTGCAAAAAATCCCGACAATACTCAAGATAAGTGGCGAACAACAATGCCCATTGAATCTCTTGATACATTAAATGATACAATTACAGACTTTCTAAGGGAAAAGATCAAGGCTAAACTATGAAACTTAATTCTCAAGAGTTGAAAAAGATCTTTAATGATTCTAATAATGATAAAGAATATGATGTATTGATTTATAGCTCTTATAATCTTTTTCAAGTTAAAAATGTGAAAATATCAGGAAACAAAGTTATTATTTTTGCTGGTGATGCGGATAACCCAACTGATATTGAAACACCAGATGATTATGAACCAGAAATTGCATAGGATAAAATATGTTATCGGCAGATAAAATTAGAGAAATTACAAAACGCGCAAGACATAATATCTATGATGAACAATTAAGAATCTTAAATGAAGAGATATTAGAATCTGCAAAGACAGGAAAGTATAGTTTTACTGTTTCGTCGGAAACTTGTGTAGATCAAGGATTTGATTATTGTTTTTGGTTTGATGGAGCAAAGAACGATAGTTCCGAATGGAGAAAAATTAATCTGATAATGTTACAATTAGGATATACTATTTCTTTTGAAATCAAAACTTTCGATTCTATGAAAATTACGGTTTTTTGGTAGATATGGTTACGTTGTATAGAATTTTAATATTCTTTATTATCTTTTGTTTTAGTTCATCATGTATATACAGAGAAAAATGTCCTCGTAATAAAAATGTTTCTAAACAACATCAATGTGATACTTTTCTTTTATAATTTGGAGTCAATATGAAACTTGGTCTTGGTGTTTTTGTTATTTTACTCGCTGTATATATTATACCTTGTGGATTTATTTGGTCTATTAATACATTATTTCAATTAAATATTGAATATGATTTTGAGAATATTGTTGCAGCTTTTATTTTAATATCGTTTATCGGTCCGAATTCGAATTATTCTGGAAAATAAAATGAGAAATGTATAATGTAGTAGAATAGTCCAGCGTTTCAAATTTGGTGTATATTATGAACAGAAGAATCAAAAACTTAGAATTTCGTTGGGGAACCGAACAATTACCATGTAGATTCCCTGAGATTATTGCTTGGAATTTTTCTAGCGATAGAGAGCAAGAATATTGCTATACGTTAGCAAGATGGGAAAAAACTAGAGAAGGATATGATCTACAGTTTATTGGATCAAGACCGTTCAAAGATGAAGACATTGATTCTAATTTATTTTGGAAATTAGCAAAATACGGTCAAAAGATCGTTGATGCAGTATATGATTTAGAATATTATACAAATAATTTATGAAAATTACAGAAACGCTTAAAAACGAATATGACAACATGTATTCTAAGTTTGTTCAAGGAGATATTACTGAACAAGTTTGGAAAGATTATGTTGACGTAATATTTGATCTCATACTCGAAGAGAATAAAGAAGTTCTTGTACGCTTAAAGCATACTTGATTATCAAGGAATATTTTAATGACAGAAAATCAATTCGTATTTTGGATAGTATTTCTATCATTTATGTTCTATGGTGAACCAGATATTTGGGATGCCTTACATTTATATGTATTGAGGACACTCCAATGAGTAAAATTACACCTTATATTCCATATTATTGTTTTCGCCCTAATAAATTTATAAGATACTATCAAAAACGATTTGATGATGGAGCGGGACATACTGCTACTTTGAATATAGCAGTTTA